GGTGCGGCGCAGACGTTGGACAATGCGAAGGGCCCGTACAATCAGGTCAAGGAGTGGTGCAATCCTCAGCCTTCGACTGATGAGGAAGCGGATCTGGTGATTCCGGACCTCGCCGCGATGACGCAGAAATTTGTGAATACGAACGGCGAGGAGGCGATCATCACCCGCTCGAAGGCCCGGTATATCGTCCGCGCCGACAAGAACATTCGAGCGAAGTCGGCTGCCCGTGTCGTGTTCGACGAGTTGCGTGAGCAGCATACGGATGATGGGTGGAATGCGGTGTCGCAGACCACGAAGGCCGTATGGTCGAGCCAGTTATGGGGCATTTCGAATGCTGGCGACTATCGTTCCGTCGCGTTGCGCAAGCAGGTGGACAAGGGCCGTAAGCTTGTTGACGAGTGGACGCGCCTGAGCGCAGACGGTGGCAATCCGGCCGACGTTTTCCTGTCCGGCGAGCAGGACGGCTCTTTCGGATATTTCGAGTGGAGCGCTCCGGACAAGTGTCCGGTGGATGATGCCGACGCTATCCGTCAGGCGAATCCGTCGCTCGGTTATGGGCCGATGACCGTCATGAGCGTCCGGTCGGATATTGATGGCATGACCGAGGCCGCTTTCCGTACCGAGGTCCTGTGCCAGTGGGTCACGGCTGACATCATTCCTTTCATCAGTCCGAAACTGTGGGCCAGTGGCATCGACTCGCGTTCCACGATTCCTGACGGTAATCGTGTCGTCCTGTCCGTGGACACGAGCGCGGACCGTAAGACCACGTATGTGGCCGCAGCCGGAATGCGTGCGGACGGTTTGCCGCATGTGGAGCTGATCGCTCGTCGTGACGGCATGCTGTGGGTGCCGCATTATCTTGACCTTTTGCAGGAGCGTTGGCCGCATGTCACGGAGATCGCCGTGCAGGGCAAGGGCTGTCCGGCAGTGGACTTCATCGACCCGCTCACCGAAAAAGGGTGGACGGTGCATCTCATCGAAGGCTTCCGGTTGGGCGCGTGCTGCGGCCGTTTCCATGACCGTGTTCGTGAGGGCAAGCTGCGGCATCTTCCGCAGCCGGCAGTCGAACAGCAGGTGAGTGTGGCCGTGTCCCGGCGTCTCGGCGAGGTCGAGGTGTGGGACAGGACGAAATCAGCATTGCAGATTTCCGGCTTGGTTGCCGAATCGCAGGCGCTTTATGCGCTGGAGACCATGCAGGTTGAAGCGCTTAAACCGAAATACGAGCCCTCGCAAGGCGTGAGGGTCAGATTCTAGATTCTAGATTCTTCACAAAGAGGGGAGTATTGATGGGATTCCTTGACAGGCTCCTCCACAATAACGCCGCAGTGATTGACACGAAGATGGCCGAAGCCGACGAACATCCGACGCCGGCGACCAGCATTCCGCTCGCGAACGGCGACAGTTGGCCGTCCGACATGGACTTCTACGGGTACGCTTCCGGCATCTACTGCCGAGAGTATGCGGTGCGCGTCGTGGTGGACTTCATCACCCGCAATATAGCCTCGCTGCCATTCAAGGTGTATCGGAAGAATTCGGACGGTGACGCGGAGGAGGTCACCAGTGGCGCATTGGCCGACCTGATGAAACGGCCCAGTCCTCTTCCGGGCATGACAAGATGCCGTTTCATCAGCGTGCTTCTTCGTGACATGCTGCTCGATGACCGGTGGCTCATGCTCCTGGGCGTGAACGGTGGACGTTTCGCGCTCAGGCGCATTCCCTCTGACTGCTATCAGCTTTCCGGGAACGCTTTCGGTGAGATAACCGGAGTGAACCTGCTGACGATGGACAGTCAGCAGGCCATGCATTTCGATCTGCCCGATCCACGTGTGCATTTGGACGTCGGCTTCATTTCCGGCCTCCAGTATGGCGATAGTGTGATCAACGTGCTTCGTCCGCTCTTGGCGGAGGCGAAGGCGATGGCCAATTACCGTCGGAACATCGCGAAGAACGGCATGCAGGCCGGAGGCTACGTCTACAGGCCGAAGGAGATGCCGTGGCTGTCGCAGGAGGATTACGACGATTTCACCAATGGATTGCGTAATTTCATCCAGAATGGCGGGCGTGAGGGTGGCTGGCCTGTCCTGAAGGACGGCATGGAGATGCGCCCGTTGGATAACGTCTTCAAACCGGTGGATGTGAATGATCTGGAGGCGCGCGACCGTATCAACATCGCGGTGTGCAATGCTTTCCAGATCTCGCCTGAAAATGTCGGCTTCCGTACCGGTACGAATTCCAATATCAGCGCCTACAAGGAGCAGTTGTGGAATGTGGAGCTCATGCCGTACATCGTCGCGCTTGAGGAGGCCTTGAATCTCAGCCTTCCAGAGGCTGTGGGCGAGCCGGACTGCTACATCAGGGCGAACGTTGACGCGAAGCTCCGTGGAACGACGAGTGAACAGTATCAGGCGCTAAGCACTGCTACCGGCAGGCCTTTCATGACCACGAATCAGGCACGTCAGATTCTCGACATGCCTCGCGTGCCGGGCGGCGACCAGCTCATCACGCCGTTGAACGTCAGCGAGGGTGGCCAGCCCAGCCCGCAGGACGGCGGACGCACGCAGAACGCGCAGGAGAACAATCCGGTCAACGGGGAGGACGCCAAGGCGATGCTCGCCGAATTCAAACGGCTTTACCGGTATGACGCGCAATTCCACGCCGAGTGGGACGCGCTTACCAAGGAGGAAACATCATGAGGCTTGATTTCAAGGGCTTCGAGCTGAAGTCCCTCGATGACAGTCAAGGCGAGGGCGTTTTCAGCGGCTACGCCAGCACTTGGGATAAGGATCTGTACGATGACGTGATCGTCAAGGGTGCGTTCTCCGGAACATTGGAGAACGACTACGGCGGCACCGGCGCGGGCATCCCGATCCACTGGCAGCACAAGGACGATAAGCCGACCGACATCATCGGCGAGACGTTGAGCGCCGTGGAGGACGAGCATGGACTGCTCGTCACGGCCCGTCTCGACCTTGACCTGCCGGAAGGCAAGCGCGCGTATGAGCTCCTGCAGCGCGGACTCATCCACCAGATGAGCATCGGCTTCATAGCCGAGGAGACCGCGTTCGTGCAGGACGGCAAGAGCTCGTGGGACGGATACCGTGAGATTCGCCAACTGAAACTGTTCGAGATTTCCCTTGTGCAGGTGGCAGCGAATCAGGGTGCCGAGGTGCTTGAGGTGAAGAGCGGACGCGCGATCAGCGCTTCCAACGAGAGCAAGCTTCGTGCCGCGTTGGACAGTCTGCATGAGGTGCTTGATGGCATCGATTCCGACAATAAGAAGCCGGACGATGACACCGATGACTCCGATCCCACAGGCAAGCCAGACGATTCTGCCGATGACCCCACGGATGATTCCAGCGACCAGCCGGACGATTCCACGGATGACCCGAAGAGGAAAGACCAGAAAAGCTTTGACCCGCAGTGGGCCAAGGAATACCAAACCATCAGCGACTTCTTCTCGCTGCAAAATTAACCGAAAGGAGCGCCATGAACCTCATGGACAAGCTCGCCGCTGAGAAGAAGGCGGCACAGTCCATCCTTGCCAAGGGAATGGATAACATCACCGAAAAGGAGCAGGAGGAGCTGAAGCAGCATTACGCCGAGGCGAAGAAGCTGCAGGAGCGCATCGACCTGTTCAAGGATGCCGGAGAAGGACTCGACAAGCTCGCCGGAACGTCCAAGACCGAGCATAAGGGCGTCGAGGCGAAGACCCTCGGCGACTTCTACGTCAAGTCCCTGCAGGAGAAGGGCTTGAGCGTGCTCGCTACCAAGGGAGGCCTGTTCTCCACTCCGGAATTCAAGGCCGCTTCCGACACTCAGGCCACAGGTGGAGCGTCCGGAGCCTATGCGCCGTATCTCACCCAGACCGACCAGAACGGCGTATGGCCATACGAGCGTCCGCTCGTCATCGCGGACCTTTTCGCGTCCGGCACCATGAGCGGCACCACCATCAAATACCCGGTCTACGGCGAATTCGAAGGCAATGCCACCACCGTCGCCGAGGGTGGCCAGAAGCCGCAGATTCATCTTCCGGATCCGACTTGGGCGTCCGACAGCCTGCATGAGGTCGCCGCATGGTGGAAGATCACCGACGACATGGCCGACGACCTGCCGTTCGTCGTGTCCGAGATCAACCAGCATGCCCAGTACAATCTGAAGCTGCAGGAGGAGATTCAGCTTCTGTCCGGCAATGGCACCGACCCGAATCTCAAGGGCATTCTGAACCGTGAAATCCAGTCCAAGGGTCAGGCCGCGGATTCCGATCCTGACCGTATCTTCGCTGCCACCACGGATATCGCCACCGCGACAGGCTTCTCCGCCGATGCGGTGGTCATCAACCCGGCGGACTATCAGGCCATCCGCCTGTCCAAGGACGCGAACGGCCAGTACTTCGGCGGTGGCTTCTTCGCCGGACAGTACGGCAATGGCGGAATCCTGCAGAACCCGCCGCTGTGGGGTCTGCGCACCTTGGTCACCGAGGCCATGACCAAGGGCACGGTGCTCGTCGGCGCGTTCAAGGCCGGTGGCACCATCTACCGCAAGGGCGGCTTGACAGTCGAATCCACCAACAGCCATGAGAACGACTTCACGAACGACAAGATCACCTTCCGCGTGAAGGAGCGTCTCACCCTGCAGGTCAAGTATCCGAAGGCTTTCGTCAAGGTGACGCTCGGCAAGGCCGGAAAGTGAGGTGAGCCGTGAAGCAGTATCGGCTGGCCGACACATCCAAGGCCAAGGTGGACGCTTCGACCTACATCGAGGACGTGCTCTTCGTGGACGGCAACGACAGTCCGGTGAACGTCACCGGCGGCTCCGCTCCCACTCCGTATGTGCTTCCAGCCGCCGCTGAGAACGCTCTTGGTGGCGTGAAGCTGGCGAATGTCGCGATCTCCGGCACTGCGAACGTGTCCGTCGCGGCTGCGGCTTCCACTGCTCCGACGAAGGCGGAGTACGACGCGCTCGTGACCGCTTACAACGATTTGGCGAAGCGTGTCAATGCGCTTGTGTCTGGTCTTGTGACTGCCGGCGTGGTGAAGACGAGCTGAGACGGGAGGTCGGCATGAATGATGAAGCGAATGTGGTTCCTGACATGATTGCCGACCCTTCGGCTTTCGAGGATGACGCCAAGTTCCGGCTCAAAGCCGCGCAGGCGGCCATCCGCCGTGAATGTGGATGGCACGTCATGCCGAACACCGCTCTCAGCGGTGTGATTAACACTCGCGGCGGGTCGGTGATCCGCTTGCCAGCGCGTCATGTGACGAGCATCGAATCATTGACCGACCGTCATGGTAACAAGCTGGCCTACGCCTACGACCCGGAGACCGGTCTCGTTGAATCGCTCTCCGGTGGGTTCCCGATCGGCATCGCCGCCATCCGCTACGAGATCCACGCGGGATACAATGAGGCGCCGGACGTGCAGCAGGTGCTCATCAGCGCCGCGAAGCGCGCCGGAATGAGCCCCATCGGGCTCATCACATCGCAGTCCACGAACGGCTCCAGTGCGAGCTTCGACGTCGTGTCGCTCATGCAGGAGGAACGGGACAAGCTCAAACCCTATAAGCTGGGAGGCTTGCCATGAGCCTGCTTGACGATCTGAATGCCGGTGGTGGCTGGCGTATGCCGGGCGCGACCAAATGGCGGCGACTGCGTGCGAGGAAGGTCGATGACCCGTATTCCGGCGAGCAGACCGGCGAGGACTGGTCTAATCCGGAAACTTTGGATTTCACCGGCGCTCTCGCCAGCTCCAGCAGCACGCGCACGCCAGACGGCCTGCGCGAGCAGACCACGAGCGCGGCTTACCTCACGTCTCCTGATCCGTCCTTGGACATCATTCCGGGTGACAGGATTCAGGCGTTGCCGGATGACGGGCGACGTTGGGAGGTGTCCGGCTATCCAAGTCGTGACGCGAATGCTTTCACGTCGTGGCAGCCGACGATCGAGATCCCACTATCCGAATACAGGGGGTGACGGCTTTTGGGAGTGATGGTCAAATTCAACGACAGATATTTTGACGAATTGATGAATTCGGCTGGCGTCAAGGCCATGACCCGTCGTGCCGCCGAGAAGACGCTCGAATATGCGCAATCGCATGCTCCGGTGGGCGACACAGGCGCGTATCGCGACGGCCTCCAAATCGAAGAGGTCAAGCACGCGCATCGAACCACATGCATGGTGGTCGGCACCGACCCCAAAACCCTGCTCGTGGAATCGAAGACGGGCAATCTCCGCAAGGCGTTGAAGGCAGGCAAAACATGACAGCAGTCCTGCCACCGGATCTTGAGCTTTGGCTGTGCGCGTATCTGCGATTGCGGTTGGAATCGTCTTTCCCGATGATCATCGTTTCGAATCGTGAGCCGGACGATTACGACGGCTCACGGCCGCTCGTCGTGGTGCGTGACGATGGCGGATCGCAATCGAATCGCGTGCTCTTCGACCGGAGCGTCGGCGTGACCGTGCGTTATGGAGCTCGTGCCGCTCCGAAACCATGCCGTGACTTGGCGGCACGGATCTACGGCCTGCTCACCGACCCCGATATTTGCTCTATTGACGGTTCTCCGATCACGGCAATCGAAGAGGACGGGTGCAATGGTCCGTATTTCGTGGCCGAGGACGCGAATATCGCCAGATGCTATCTGACTCTCGAATTCTCCGCTATTGGGGAATTCCAATAATTCAGTAATTTTTAAGGCGCTGAAACCAAGTGTTTCAGCGCCTTTTTGTTTGAAAGGACAAAAAATGGCAGCCGATAAAGACGGCAACAACCTTGGCGCTGTCAAGGTTGTGCTTTCCAGTAAGATTCTGCTGGCGCATTATGATGCCTCCAAGTCGCTCAATGCGGCGATGATCGCGAAGACCGTGGCCGACCCGATGAGCAAGCTGACCGGGATTTTCACGGTCGGGCAGAATGTCGGCCTCATCACTTCGGATGGTGCTCCCGAGGATGGGCGAGACGGTGATGACGTCACCGAATTCCACCAGCCTGGATACAAATTACAGGCATCCGATTCGACGCTCACGCTTGGTTTCACCGTCGCCGAGGACAATGATCTGACGCGTGAGATCATGAAGGGCAAGCCGGATGCAAGTGGCGTCTATCACGTCAAAGACATCGTTCAGGACACTAAGTGGTTCGCCTATCAGGAGACCGTGTATAAGAGTGGCATACATCGTCGTCGTCTTGGTGTCGTGCAGGTCACGAACGCCGAACCGGATCAGGATAATCGCGGTGAGGTGTCCGGTGTCAAGTTGACGGCCGAATGGCTCGTGGACCTGACTGTGGATTCCGGCAGTTCGAAGTATCTGGAGTCCTATTACACTCCGGCAGCCTGATTTTCGATTCTTCCCAACACGTGTTTCTTTCTCCCTTTCTTCGCACGTGCTGGGAATCTTCCTCTTAATCCAGTGAAGCAAAGGAACTTTTTCAGTCGTTTTGAAAGAAGGAAGAAATGCGCAAGAATATGCAGCCGACGGTCGAGGAATTCGACGCATGGACCGCCGAAGACGAAGCGAAGGCCTTGCGGAAGTCATCCGAGTCCATGAAGGTGAAGCACATCATCAAGGGCGACGACGTATGGTTCCTGGCACCCAAGGGCAATGTTTACAAGCTGCCGATGGCCCTGTCGATTGATGATTTCGTCCGCTTGTCCGAGCTGCAGTCCAACAGTGAGCAGATTCAGATGCTCAAGGGCATTCTCGAAACCTTCGCCGGTGAGGATGCGGCGAAGGAGCTGTCGAAGGAGCCTGCAATGGTCCCATTCAACATTTTGAACGAGTACGGCGAGGTTCTGGCGCGTGTTCAGGGGGTGGAATTGGGAAAATCGTCGACTTCTGCCGCGTCCTCCAAGGAAAGGACGGAAGCCGAATAAGAGCTGACTTCGCCGCTCGCGGATGGAGCCTGCAGGCCGATCTTGGAGGCAGGCTCCGCTATGCGGACGCGATAGCTCTCTTCGAGAGCATTTCGGCAGACCCGGGCAGTTACACCGGCATGGCTGCGATGCGCATGGTGCTGCCGATGAGTGCGACGGCGATAATCGCGGCGATCCAGGCTGGCGGAACGTCGATGCTCGGAGCCCTCGTGACAGGGAATGATGACGGGCGGCCTGTTGAAGTGACCGATGAGGAGCGTCGTGAGGCCGAGGCGTCGATGAGCGGCCTTTTCGGCGTCAAAAAGACAAGTGAATAGAGGAGGCTGTCGTGGCTGGTGGTAGCGAGCTGGGTTCCGCTCATGTGAGCATTTTCCCGCAGATGAAGGGCTTCCGCCAGAACGTGGCCAAGGAGTCCGGTAAAGCCGTCTCCGACATGAAAAACGTCTTTTCCAAAGGGTTTAACGGGGCGCAGCAGGGCAAGCAGGCCGGCAGCGCCTTCAAGAACGGGTTCAACAGCGGTGCCGCCGAGTTGAATTCCGATGCTTTGAAATCCTTTAAGAAGGATGTGGCGCAGGCGAGCCAGAAGAACACGGACGCGCTGCTGAAATTCAAGGCCGCATCCGTGCAGGCGCAGGCAGCTCAGGAGAAGCTGAACGCGGCCACACAAAAATATGGTGCGGACAGCACGCAGGCGCAGGCCGCAGCCATCAAATTGGAGCAGGCGCAGATCCGGCAGAAGGCGGCGTCCGACAACCTCAAGGCGGCATCCGACAACCTCAAAACGGCGCAGGGACGACTCAAGGACCTCGAAACGCAATTAGCGTCCGAAGCGGACAAGTCCCGGAACGCTTTCGCCCGTATGGCGTCGGGATTCGCTTCGACGGGACGGCAGATCGCAGGCACGATTCCCGGAGTGAATTCCGCGATGCAGAAGATCGGCGCGACAGCCGGAGAGGTAGCCTCCTCCGCCAAGGGAAGGTTCTCCTCCGTGTGGAACGCCTTGCCGGAAGGGGCGAGGAACGCGGCGGCGAAAGCCGGCAGCGCATTGCATGCGGGTTTGAGCAAGGCGTCCGGCTTCGCGTCCAAGGCCGTGTCTGGTATCGGCAACGCGGCGAAGGGCATGGCCACAGTCGTGTCCGGCGCGGCCACCGCAGCTGCCGCATACCTCGTCAACTTCGGACGCCAGTCCGTCGATGCGGCGCTCAAGGCCGAAGAGGTGACCGCGAAATTCCAGCAGGTCGCCAAGAACAACAATTGGGCGGACGAAGAGCAGAAGTCCCTGCTCAGCCTGAATAAGACGCTTGGCCAGACCGGCGTCGTGTCCGGCGGCACCTTGAAGGCCGCTCAGGCACAGCTCGGCACTTTCGCGCTGACGGCGGATCAGGTCAAGACGTTGACGCCCGCTTTGGCCGACATGATCGCCAACAACAAGGGGTACAACGCCACGGCGCAGGATGGCGTGCAGATAGCCAACCTGCTCGGCAAGGTCATGACCGGCAACGCCACGGCGCTGTCGAAGTATGGCGTGACCATGACCGACGCGCAGAAAAAAGTCCTGCAGGAGGGCAGCGCGTCGGAGAAGGCCGCCATGGCCGCGCAGGTGCTGGAAGCCAACTTCGGCGGCATCAACAAGGCATTGGCGCAGACCCCGCAGGGCAAGATGACCATTCTCCAGCATGAGATCGCCGGGTTGAAGACTTCGGTCGGCAATGATCTCATCGCGGCGTTCGGCGGGGTCGGCGGCGCGGTCATCAAGATGGTGCAGGCCGTCGAACCACTCATCACCGCGTTTTTCGACAAGGTGGCGTCGCTGGCGCAGAAGATCGGCCCACCCTTGGAAAAGGTGTTCGGTGCTGTCGCTGACAAGATCGGCAAGATTGATTTCAGCGGCCTGTCGAATGGCCTTGGCTCGTTGTCCGGTCCCATCGCCGCCGTGACCGGCTTGCTTGGCGCTGCCGGTCTTGGTGGCGCTTTGAAGGGCTTGAGTGGCGTGCCGGTGATTGGCGGCCTGCTGAAGGGGCTTGGGGGCGTGCTGACCGGTCTTGGCGGTCCTATCACGTTGGTGATCGGCGCCCTGGCCGGCCTTATCGCCACGAGCCCGCAACTGCGCGGCGAATTCGGCGAGATGCTGACGAACGTTTTCGCCAGCCTGCAGCAGGCATTCCAAACGCTGCAGCCGTCGATTCAGGCGCTCATGACGGCCTTGGGTCAATTGTCCGCCGCCGTGATGCCGGTGATCACGAATGTGATCGGTCAGATAATCCCGTTGCTGACGCCGATAATCTCCACCTTGGTGGGCGTTTTGGTGCCGGTGATCCAAGGCGTTCTGACCGTGGTGACCTCCGTGATCACGGCGATCACTCCGGCCATCCAAGGTATCCAGCCGATCGTCATTACCGTGATCAATGAGGTCATGTCCGTGATTCAGGCGCTCATGCCGGTGATTCAGGCTCTCGCGCCATTGGTGTCCACCATTATGTCCGCGATTGTCGGCTTCATTAGCTCGACATTTCTGCCGGCTATCCAAGCGATGCTGCCATTCATTCAGGGTGTCATCAATGGCATCGCGATGGTGGTCAAGGGCATCGTCAATGTCATTCAGGGTGTCATCAATCTGGTGACCGGCCTGATTCACGGCAATTGGCAGCAGGCATGGAACGGTTTCAGCCAGATCGTGCATGGTGTCGTGCAGAGCGTGCTCGGATTTTTTTTTTGTATCGGCAGTGCCATTATGGGCGTGTTCGCCGGCGCGGGGAGATGGCTGTGGAACGCTGGCAAGTCGATTATCGATGGTCTGTTCAACGGTCTGAAATCCGCGTTTAACGGCGTGAAGAACTTTATTGGCGGCATCGGCGATTGGATCGTCAAACATAAGGGCCCGCTCAGCTACGACAAGGTGATGCTCAAGCCCGCCGGTCAGGCGATCATGCAGGGCTTTGACAAGAGCCTCAAGGACGGCTGGAAGGACGTGCAGCGCACCGTCAATGGGATGAATGCTCAGATCAATGGCGGTTTCGACGTGGATGCGTCGAAGTCCGGCAGGGCGAATGTCAGCAATGGCGGTGCCGGTGCCACGTATGTGACGCAGACGTTCAATTACCCCGCGATCGCTCCCACGAGCATCAGCACGCAGCAGAAATTGCAGACGGCGGCAATGCCGCAATGGTGACAAGTGAAAAGGGTGGTGCAATGATTCTCGCGGATTATCTCATCAATGGTCAGCAGCTGACCGGTGAGCATTCGAGTCTGATCGTCGGCACCACCCATTTCACGAGCATCAGCCCTCGTATCAATTCCGTCAGTGTGAATGGCAGGAGTGGTGTGATGCTTCCACCCGGTCCGGTGGCTTTCGACGCGCCGGAAATCACACTCAAATTCATCACCAATGGCGTCAATGCGGATACTTTGATGCACCGCTTCTACCGGCTCTGCCGTCTCGCCACCAGCCTGACCCGTGTGGAGCGTGACACGAATGCCGGTCTGACGCGGAGCATGACGGCCAAAGCCGTGTGCACGTCCTGTCAGCCGGACGGTGACGAGAAGCCGTGGAGCAACCACCGCGCGGCCACAGCTGTCTTTCAGCTGCCAGATGTTTTCTGGCAGGGTGACTGGCAGACCGCCTCACTGCCCGCAGCCGGCGGCGTCTTAATTCATGGCAAGACGCAGCCCGACAGTGAGGAATGGGATTCCAACGCTCCGCTGCTTAATCTCATCCTCCGTTTGTCCAACGTGTCGTCCGTGACAGTAACGGACCCGGTGACAGGCACGGATATCAAGTGGAGCGGGCCGAATGCGTCGAATCTTTACCTTGATGCCGGTAATCGTCGCGCATGGACCGCAGGCGGCAATAACGCTTGGACTGGCGGCACTGATGTGACGTCCGGCGTCGACTGGACGAGCGAACCGTTGCAGGTGTGGCCTGCCGTCGATTCGTGCAGCTACGCGTTGCAGGTAAAACAGTCCGGCACGGCTAACGTGACTGTCCGTTTCAGACCTTCGTGGGAGTGATTATGGCTAAATCTTTGCATGCTCGTCTCGTGGCCTACCGGCCTTTCGGCGATCGTATCGGTGTTTTGGCGGAGCCGGTGAGCTTCAGCGCTTCGATGCTCCACAATGATGACGGCGCCATCTCGATCGAGTATTCGATGCTGTCCGGGGATGCGCAGTCGTTCGACCGTGAGCTTACCGATGGTCTTGAGGTGGCCGTGGAGGTGTCGGACGGCACCGGCTACCACGAGCCGGACAATGCACGGTATGTCATCACCGGCCGTTCCGGCAAGACCGATGACCGGACGCGCACCGTCACCTACAGTGGGCAGTCGATAAGCTGGCTCCTGTCCAAGGCGGAAAATAATGATTCCGGATATCTGCTCACGGACGGCGACAACAAAGGCAAAAGGCCATTCTATTCGTCTAATCCGGGCGTGATCCTCAAGACGCTGCTCGACGAAAACAGGCAGCGTGGCGGCGTGGCCACCGGCCTGTCGCTCGGCTTCGACACCGCCAACGACTCCAACGGTGATGCCTGGAACAGAAAATACACGTTGTATTATTCGCTTGGCACGGATCTGCAGACGATTCTGTCATCTCTTGTCAATGGTGGCGGCTGCGACTGGCGCACGAGCGGCCGCACCCTGAAAATGTGGAATGCGGACAGCGCCGCCTTGAGCCGTGACGCAAGCAAGCAGGTCGTACTCCAGCTTGCGCGTGATATCAGCGAGGCCCCATACGAGGAATCAATCGCAAATCTGGCCAGCACTATCCTCGTCGAGGGTGACAATAATCTGCTTTTCCGCATGGATAATCCGGCTGCTCCGACTCCGTGGGGCAAGTGGGAGTCCTATTCGTCGCAGGGTGGCGTGTCTGACAAGGACACGGCACAGGCATTTATGCAGAGCACTTTGGATGATGCGGCGAGAGTGCGCGGCCAGTACACGCGCGACCTCATTGTTTCCGACGTGGACGCGCTGCCGCTCATCGACTATCATCCTGGCGATTGGATAACCGCGCCCACCGTGTCGCATGGCGAGAAGGTGCGCGTGCAGGAGATCGATCTGAGCATGCGCCAGGGCGCGGGGCTGACCGCCAGCCTCGCGTTGAACGATATCAAGTACGACGCTTCGGTGCGTCAGGCGAAGAAGATCAAGGGCATCACGGGCGGTGCGTCATTGGCTGGCAGTGAGGGCGGCACGACCGCCTCTTCTGACCGTGACCATCGCGTCCCGAAAGCGCCGCTGGGTCTGATCGTGCAGACGGACGCGTATATCGGCTCGGACGGGTATGCGCATGGATTGGCCACGGCCATGTGGTCCGCCGTGACCGAGGCGACAGACAATACGGCAATCGAGATCTCCACCTATACGGTCGAGTGGAAGCTGCACAAGGATGGCGCGCCGTGGCATTCCGCCGGCACGACCGATAAGACGCAGCTTGGCTTCGGCGGTTTGGACTGTGGAACCATGATCGAGGTCAGGGTGCGCGCCGTGCCGACGTATTCAGACCAGCTCGGAGAATGGTCTGCGGTTTTCGTCGCTACGGTCGAATCTGACACGACTCCATGCTCCGTGCCATCGGAGCCAGTCCTGTCGTCTGAGCTTGGCGTGGTGACCGTCTACTGGGATGGGAAGACCGCCGCAGGCGCGTCGATGGAATCGGATTTCGACCATATCGAGGTTGGCGAGGGAGCGACACAGGCCGGCATGACCGTAATCAGCGCCACGCAGGCTGGGCGCGGCGATTACCTCGTGACCGGCTTGGAAGCAGGCTCTGAGCACTCCTACGCCTTGCGTTCCGTCGACCATGCGGGCAATAAATCCGACTGGTCTGCTACCGCTGCCGTGACGGTGGCGAGTGCCGTTCCTCAGGAGACCTTGGATTCCATCAATCAGGATATCGCTAGGGCCGAGGCCGAGGCGAAAGCCGCGAAGACCACAGCCGACGGGAAAAACAAGGTGTTCACTCAACCGGCGGAACCCGCGCATGACAGATTGACAAATGGCGACCTGTGGCAGAAGCTCGACTCCAGTGGACACATCTCCTCCGTCAACGTGTGGAACGGCACGAAATTCACGGCCTACAGCCTCGTGGCGGACAGTCTGCTCGTGCCCGGCAGCGTGAATGGCAGCGTGCTCATCAAGGATGGCAGCATCGAAGCGAAAAACGTGCACATTGGCAATGGCGAAATCCTGACCGAACTGCTTAAAGCGCGGAAGATCGTGACCGATGACGTTGAGGCGGGCCAGTTCCGTGGCTACGTGTTCACCGGCGCGATATTCCAAAGCTCAGAGGCGGCGAACACGGGCATGAAGCTCAATTCGACGTCCTTGCGGATGTGGGATTCCAGTCACAACCAGACCGTCTATCTTGACGGCGAAGGCAAGTCGAATGTGTTGACCGGCACGTTCCAGACCCGTGTGGACGGCCATCGTGTGCGCATCAGCCCAGACTACAGGTCCTATGCGATCGGCGGGTCGGAAACGTTTACCGGTGATGGCTTGGAATTCATGGCGTACAAGGGGACGACCGCATATTACAGTTTTCCGGCGGTCGCGTCGGTCATCAAGTCGAATCAGGTCGGTGAGATGGGCGAATTGGACTTGTGGAGCGGACACGTCAACAAGAACGATCCGGCAGCTTTCCTACAACTCCAGTCGAAGCCACGACAGAGTGGCGGCACCGGCAGTGGCGGCGTCACATCCCAAGTATATGCCATGGCCGACACGAATTACGACGAGCCTGACATCAATAAAAAAAGCCGGGCATTCCTGAATTTGACTGGTGATGCCAATGCGGGGGCCAGCGCGTGGCTCGAAGCCGAAGACAGGAACGGTTCGGTCGGAGTCGGAGCGAACATCGCGACCGGAAGCGTGTATCTCGGCGGCTATCTTGGCGGCATCACGAACCGTCAGACCTTCCAGTGCACTGCCGCGTGGAGGGCGTGGTGGCCGAATCCCGGCCGGACCATTGCGACCGGCGCATCAGTGCAGGTCACCTGCACGTTCAGCCCGGCGAAATACGGCCGCTATTACGTCGTCGCGAACGCGGATTCGCAATGGGCCGGCATCATCGCGCATCCGACGAACACGGGCGGTCAGAGCGGCTTCCAGTTGAAGCTTTTCAACGCCGACCAGCCGTGCCCGGTCGACGTGTATGCCGAATACCTCGCCTATCTGGTCAAATGATTGGAGGAAATCTTGTCAGCGAGTTTTGAACGTGACGAGAACGGATTGTGCATCATCCGATGCGATCCGCCGGTGAACGGGTCGGACAGTTTCGTCTTCACGCCCGATGTGCTCGCCTCGTGGAAGGCATTGCTCGGATTGGCTTCGACGCGGGAGGCCATAGCGGCGATCATGCAGGGCAGGGAGGACGTGAGCCGGTATGACCCGAAGACCGGCAGGGGCGTGTGGACCGGAGCGTTCGAAGCGTTGGAATCGGCTTTGGCGGATTCCGCCACCGGGGTGAGCATGCTCGCCGCCGATGGGGAAGTGTTTGACGATCCGCTGACCGCCGCACGCAACAAGACCCGTGATGGGATGCGATTGCCTGTCATGTCTAATGAGGCCGACGCGCGGATGCGCGCCGCATTGGCATCGGACGATTCCGACGTGGAAGCGTCGAGCGGCATCGACGTGGCCTGCACGCGGAATATCGACGGACTGGACGAATTCCTTAATGACGAATCCAGTAAAAACATGCTTGACGAATGCGAGGAACGATTCTTCGCTTCGCTCATGCCATTAACGACGAAGGAGGGATGATGCAGCAGATTCCAGCTGACGCGAACGAGGTGATCGGCCAGCTTTCCATGCAGGTCGCCCAGCTTTCGAAGGAACTCGCGATTTTGAAAAGTCAATTGTCGGCGGCGATGAAACTGATTCCAGCCGATGTGCTCGAAGCCATGAACAAGGAGGAAAACGATGGCCGCGACTAATGTGCATTTTTCGTTCAAGAACGCTCAAGGCAGGCCGAAGACCGGCACTTTGCATGTCGCGCCGGTACGACGCCACATTTCCGGATCGACCGTGGTCGTGCTTGGTGGATTCGATGTGGCTCTTGGTTCGGACGGCACTGCGACCGTGCAGCTTGAGCCGACCGACAACACCTTCGCGTGGCTGGTAAGAGAATTTCCGGACGATACGGATAGCGCGTTCGAACGTGTCGTGCAGGTGCCGGCCTCTTCCAGCACTGTCGAGTATACGTCGCTGGTCGATGTGGACAAGGATGCTTTGACTCCGGCGCTTAACACTGGTGCGGCTTTGACCTACCTGCTGGCGTCCAGCTTGCAGGAGGCGCAGGCTATGTCGGCGGCGAATCCTGGTCAGATGGTGTTTTATCCGGAGGGTCAGGCTAAGACTGTGGCTTCCCAGATTCTTGAGGATCTGACCGGTGCTCGTGCCGTGGTGGAGGCTCAGAGTGCCGTGGCCGCTCAGGCGGCTAATGCGGCGCAGGCGGCGAGCGTGCAGGCTGCGGATGCCGTGCAGGCTGTGTCGGAGCAGACGGCTCAGGTGTCGGCCAACGCCGCCGCGGTGCAGTCCGTCGCCGACAGCATCAGCGAGTCCAAGACGGTCGTGGAATCCCATGCCAGCGAGGCTTTGACGGCGATTGACGAGGCGGTGAAGCAGGTGCGGGATAAGGCGTCCGACGTGTCTGGCGAGGATAGGACGGATACCATGCCGACCGATTCCACCGATTCCGCCTCCTCTCAGGAGGTATGACATGGGAGTGTTGCTTGACGGCACGAGGGTCGGCCTCCCGTATATGACTGATGGTGGCGTGCCTGTGCCGATGAACGCTCTCTACGACGGCGTGCAGGTGTGGCCGCCCGCCGCCGAAACACTCGTGGACGTATGGCTCAAACCTGTGGACTTCACCTCCCAGGCTCTCTACAGTGACCATCCGGAGCTTAAGGTGGCCGCGCAGAAGGTCTTCGCCGACGGTCACATCGAAGACGCCAGTCTGACGCTTTCCACGGCGGATACTGCCGTGGCGAGCATCAATGGCGGCACGGTGAGCTTCGTTTCCGACACGTCGAATTTCCTCGCCGTCCTCAAGCAGGATGCGTTCAACGCCTGTCACGTGTCGATTGCCGAAGACGGCAAGACGTTGGGTGCCAAGCAGATCCTCGTGCAGCCCGACCGGCCTTCGACGGCTCCGGTCGGCAGCCTGTGGTGCCGCACCGAAAAACTCCACAATGGTCTCAAGTATTACACGGGCGCTGTCGGCGAGGATGCGAACGTGATGTGCTTCCTCATCGACCGTATCCGCGAGGTGTGGCGCAAGGAATGGGATGATTGGAAGCTCTTGACCGGAAAGGAATTGGAATGAGACGGACGAATCTGCATCCAAAACCCACTGAGACACTTGATGCGGAGAGCATCACGGATTACTACGCGAACGGGAGTTTCATGTCTTTGCGGCCGGGACAATACGTCGCCTCATGCGATGTCACGCACGTCGGAGCCGAAGACGTGAAAGTCACATTCTGGGCAAATCATACGCAAGTAGGAACAGGGAATGGTGCCATCGGCGCCAACGTGATGCGGATTGACATGCAGTCTGACTCAACACCATGCCTTTTTGCCGTCCGCAAATGCAGGGCCACGGACTTCATTGTCGAGCGGGCCGACTCTCACGCTCTCGCTTCGGGGGGGGGGGCTTCCGGGCTTCTTCACCGCGCAGACCGCGCCGTACTAGCCTTGAGGCGGGTGACCGCCGATGAGAATCAGGAATCTCTACAATCCGCCGACGCTGAAGGATTATCCGGCGAACGCGCCGTGGACGCCGGACGGCAACACGAGCACCGGCGAGAAGACGGCGGACGGCTGGAAGGTGACGGTCACCGGCAGCGGCACCGGCTGGCTGTATCCGCCGCAGCAGCCGGACGGTTGCAAGTGCGTCTGCTGGCAGAAAAACAGGACGGCCTACTGGAAGAACGTCAATGACGGCGTTACCATGCCGGTCACGCAGGCGGAAAGCCCGATCACGGTCACGCGCGTCTGCGGATACGCGGACGGCGAACTGCCGGGAATGCTCGACGCAATCGGCCTGCCGCTGGTGTTCGCCGCCACCGACCACCCGTATTAGACAAACCACAGCCGCCCTACGGGGCGGCTTTTCCTTAAGGAGATGTAATGTGCTGCAGAATTTTCTAGCCGGTTTCGGCGGTGTGGGCGGCGCGTGCGCCCTCATCACCCTCGGCCTCAAGCTCTGGCCGGGCGCTTTGGACAAGTTGGCGACCGGCCTGTACTCGCACGTGCGGCCCGAACGCCTGCCATACGATTCGCCGCTCTCGCAGCATTTCGCCAAAACCAGAATGCTAGGCGAACGCACCGAGAAATTCGACGACCGTATGGACGATCTATGCCGCGACACGATCAAGAACACGATCATCAGCCTGATCTACGGCGACCAGTCACACGACCATTCGGAGGCCGTCCGGTACGAGCTCGCCAAGCTCGAAAAACTCGACGCGCAATGCTGGATCGTCAACGCCGCCGAAAAATATTTGGAGGACCGGCAGTGAGCGGCCCCGTCGCGTTGGTCGCGTATCTCATCCTCCTCGCGCTCATCATCGTGTCCAATCATGGTGCGCGCAGGCATTGATTTTCACACTGGTTTCAAAGCCATCCCATTCCGGGATGGCTTTTCTATTTGCCACCGACTTGGTGGCGGGAAGGAGATGTCATGACGATACCGTCCATGACACCAGATATGACACCGCAGGGCGACAGTCTGCCGCCCGAGAGCATTCCGGTCGTGTCCGAGGAGGACGCGGCCAAGGCCGTAGAGGGATTGGAGGACTAGCATGGCAAGCGTCAGCGCTTTGATCAACCGCATGCGCTACTGGTGCGCGGTCGCGAACATGGGCTATTCGCAGGCGGACCGCTGGAACTTCAACCCCTCGGGTGGCAATTGCGATTGCTCCAGCCTGGTCATCCACGCCTTGCGTGAGGCGGGCTTCGACACCGGCACGGCCACCTACACCGGCAATCTGAGCGGCAATCTGACCCGTCGCGGCTGGACTCGCCTGCCCGCGAACGGCAATCCGCAGCCGGGCGACATCCTGTTGAACGACGTGCACCACGTGGCCGTGTATCTGGGTGGCGGCAGGCTCGCGCAGGCGTCCATCAGCGAGCGTGGCACCGCCTACGGGAAGGCCGGAGACCAGACCGGCCGCGAAACCAATATCAGGGGCTACTACAACTACCCGTGGAACTGCTACCTCCGCTACGGCGGCGGCAACACCGGCACCGCATCAACCGGCGCTCTCGCCGTTGACGGCAATGTCGGACCCGCGACCGTGCGCCGTTGGCAGCAGGTGATGGGCACTACGGTTGACGGCATCATCAGCGGCCAGGTCGTACCGGACGGACGCACCTACTGGCGTCCGGCCATCGATTCGAGCGTGGTCCGCTACGGCGCTGGCGGCAGTGACCTGATCCGCGCCGTGCAACGTCGCCTGGGCTGTGGTGTTGACGGACTGCTCGGACCGGCCACCATTCGCGCCATCCAGGCGCATTACGGTCTGGCGCGGGACGCGAGCTTCGGCCCGGCGACCGCACGCGCCTTGCAGTCGGCGCTCAACCAAGGACGATTCTAAGGAGATTCACATGGCTCAGCATGCAGCAACATCCAATCTGGAGACCACCGTCAACGACCTGACCGACGATCGCGAGGACGGACAGGACAATACCCAGCCCGACGCCGCGTATACTCCGGTCTTCTCTAAGCAGGTACGCACCGTGGTCTACGTCTTGGGTCTAATCGCCTCTTGCGTCGGCCTTGGCTTCATGACCTTTGGTGATGCGGCCATCGGCGGCTACATTTCGACTGTGGCGGGCTTCCTCGCGTCCGGTTTGGGCGTCGCCTACAATCCGCTGCGCAAAAACTAAGTGTTGCCACAGGATCATCGACAACACTAAAACCGTGATTACTTTTCGGGCGTGAAACTCAAACTCACGCCCGAAACTCAACCTCGGGTGCGAAAAATCGCATGGATAACCTCTGAACGAATATTTGCGCCCTTATGTAGCATCGCCCCTCTCTCAGCATTGCTGGGGGAGGGGCATTTTCTTGTTATTCGGTCTTGTTCTTGCGTGGCCGTCCGCCGCCGACACCACGGCCGGGGCGCTGCGCGTTCCACTGGTCGATGGTCTCGGGGAGCCAGCCGCGCGTGCGGCCGATGGTCACGTCCGGCTCGGGCAGGTCGTAGGAGGCGGCGTTCGCGACGCCCAGGCGTTCAGAGACCTGTTTGATGCCGAGGTATTCAGTCGTCATCGTCCCTCCTGTCCCTGATGAGCGTGGCGATGCCCCAGATTCCCGCCGCGAGTCCGAACAGTCCGGCCTGCCATGCTTTCCCGGCGCAGCCGAGCGAGAGCGATGTCAGACCGCATACGATGCCGCATACGGCGAACAGTGTGCTTGTTCTCATGATGGATCATGAAATAGGATGGAACCGGAGGGTTCCGGGCAGTAGGAGTGCTCGGAACCCTCTTGTCATCTGCCGTGCCTAGGCGGCTTTCTGAGCGAGATGACCAGCGCCGCCAGTGCGATGATGTTGCTTGTCACTGAGCTGATGGCGTTTACGATGTCCGTCCATTTCATGTTCACCTCCTTTCCTGTTGACATAAACTATTGTATCAAATATATATAAGTAATGCAAGCCGAAACACGGAAAAACACGAGAAAAAAAACAACGGATTGATAGACTTGATGCCACGCAAACGAAGGGGCGCAGGTGGCCTACACAATCCGACAATATGAGACCAAATCCGGAAAAAGATACGAGGTGCGCTACCGCAAGCCGGACGGCAGCGCGACCGGCAAACGCGGCTTCAAGCGCAAAATGGACGCCGACGCATGGGGTGCGGCCAACGTGACCACCGCGAAAAGCGTCGGAGCGTACATTGACCCGCAAGCCGGACGACGCTTGGTCGAAGACTTCTGGGCGCCGTGGCTGGCCGCCAAGAAAACAAAGGCCAAACCAAGCTACATCGAGACGCTGGAACGGGCTTGGCGCGTGCACGTGATGCCGAAATGGGGCATGCGCGAGGTGCAGTCCATCACGCACGACGAAGTGCAGGTGTGGGTCAGCGCACTGGCCGAATCGAAAAGCGCGAGCGTCGTGCTCCGCGCCGAAGGAATCCTCCGCGCACTGCTCGCAAAAGCCAAGGCCGACAAGTGCATACACGACAATCCATGCGAAGATCTCGAATCGCCCAGGAAACGTCGCAAGAAGCACGTGTATCTGACCATCGACCAGCTGCTGGCGTTGGCCGACGCCTCCGATTGGCGCAGGCCGATCGTGCTCACGCTCGGACTGTGCGGTCTGCGCTGGGGTGAGCTGGTGGGCTTGCAGGTCGGAGACGTCGATTTCAAGCGGCAACGTATCCATGTGCGCAGGTCGGCCACCGAAGTCAATCACGAGATCGTGGTGGACGCGCCGAAGACAGGGGAGGAGCGCACCGTCATCTTCCCACGGCTCTTAAAACCATGCCTGGAAGACGCCTGCGATGGCCGTCGGCCGTCCGACCTGCTTTTCCCCGACCGGCGCACCGGCTCGTATCTGCGCAAGACGCACGGGCCATGCAGCACGTCGAGCTGGTTCTATTGGGCGAAGAAGCGCAGTCTCGGTGACGAGATCGCGGACTCGATGACCATACACGACCTGCGCCACACGTGCGCGTCATTGCTGGTGCACGCTGGCGCGAATGTCAAGGCGGTGCAACGGCAGCTCGGTCACAAGAGCGCGACGATGACGCTGGATGTCTATGCCGACCTATTCGACGATGATCTGGATGCAGTCGGCGATGCGATGGATGGTTTGCTGGTGCGGGCGATCGGTGAGGGTAGGAGTCTGACCGCTTGA